AACACCTGGTTTGGCCAGGACCGTATGCTGACCTACGCTGCGTGGGGCATCCACCAAGAACTAATCGAGAAAGAGGGTGTTGACCCGCAATCCGACGAGTACTATACTGAATTGGATCGACGTCTTCGTGATGAATTTCCGAAGAAGTTCGCGGGCGAGCAATCGTCCAACCAAAACATCAGACAACAGCGTTCCGCGCCTGCTGTTGCCCCTGCTGCCCGGAGTTCCGGAATAAATAGTGCGCGCCGAACTGTCCGGTTATCGCCGAGTCAGGTTGCTATTGCAAAGAAGCTGGGTGTACCTCTCGAAGAGTATGCCAAGTACGTTAAGGAGTAAGTCATGAGCCAAAAAATCAGTATCGACCGAGCCAGCCGTTCCGCCGAAAGCCGGGACTCCGAAACTCGTCGCAAGCCATGGCGTCCACCTTCGCGCTTGGATGCACCACCTGCCCCCGAAGGTTACAAGTACCGTTGGATTCGCGCTGAAGTCAATGGGAACCTCGACAACCAGAACGTGTACAGCAAGCTGCGTGAGGGATACGAACTTGTTCGCCCCGAGAATATTCCTGAGGAATATCGCGCAACGCTGCCCACGATGGACGACGGCAAACATGCTGGCGTGATCTCCGTTGGCGGACTCTTGCTTGCCAAGATCCCTGAGGAGACTGTGGAGGAACGGAATGCTTATTTCCGCCAGAGGGCACAGGAACAGTTGCATGCTGTGGACAACGAGATGATGCGTGAGAACGCTCACTCTTCAATGCGAATCCAATCACCAGAGCGGAGTTCGCGCACAACATTCCGTCAGCCACAAGGCTGATAACTTCAATCCTGTAGGAGATTCAAATGGCAAACATCAACAAGCCTTTTGGTCTGCGTCCGTCGGGTAACCTCTCTGCCACCGGTGCTCAAAAGCAATACGGTTACGAGATCGCCGACAACCAGGCCGGGGCCATTTTCCAGGGCGACCTCGTCGTTCTGTTCGATGGCTACATCATCAAGTACGACGCCTCCACTCACGCTGCTCCCACTGGCGTGTTCAACGGCTGCCAGTACAACGACCCAACTCGTGCCAACAAGCCGACTTGGAAAAACTACTATCCCGGTAGCATCAACGTCGAAATCGGCGCAATCTACTGCGAAGTGTTGGACGATCCTTCCCAGTTGTTCCTGGTCCAAGCCGATGGCGCAGTGACACAGGCCAACATTGGTAAGAACGCTGACCCAACTGCCTCCACAACTGGCAGCACCGTCAACGGTATCTCCAATGGCACCTTGTCCTCGGCATCTATTGCCAAGACAGCTGCTCTGACCTTCAAAATTGTTGGCCTCTACAACGTGCCTGAGAATGAGCTGGGCACCAATGCAGTGGTCGTTGTAAAACTCAACCAACACCAATACGGTAGCGTCGGTGTTGCATCTGACGGAGCATAATCATGGCCATTACCCGTTCCCAACTTGTTAAAGAACTCGAGCCGGGCCTGAACGCCCTGTTTGGCCTGGAGTACAAGCGCTACGAAAACGAGCACGAGGAGATCTTCTCCATCGAGACCTCGGACCGTGCGTTTGAAGAAGAAGTCATGTTGACTGGCTTCGGCTCCGCTCCGGTGAAGACCGAAGGTGCTGGCTTGGCATACCATACCGCTCTGGAATCGTTCACTGCTCGCTACACCCACGAAACCATCGCTATGGCGTTCGCGCTGACCGAAGAAGCCGTTGAGGACAACCTCTACGACCGTCTGTCGGCTCGCTACACCAAGGCTCTGGCTCGTTCCATGGCCAACACCAAGCAGGTCAAAGCTGCTTCCGTGTTGAACAATGGTTTCACTGCTGGCCAGTACGCTGGTGGCGACGGCGTGGCTTTGATGTCCACTGCCCACCCCACCGCTTTGGGTCCAAACTTCGCCAACCGTCCGACTGTTGCTGCTGACTTGAACGAGACTTCCCTCGAACAAGGCATCATCGACATCGCATCGTTCACCGATGAACGCGGTTTGAAGGTTGCCCTGACAGCCCGCAAGATGATCGTTCCTAAGGAACTGCAGTTCACTGCAGAGCGCCTGATGAAGAGCACCCTGCGTACGTCCACTGCTGACAACGACATCAACGCGATCAAGTCCATGGGCCTGATCCCCGAAGGTTACGCTGTCAACCACTACCTGACCGACGTGGATGCATGGTTCCTGATCACCGACGCGCCTAACGGCCTGAAGATGTTCAACCGTTCGCCCATCAAGACTGCCTTCGAAGGCGACTTTGACACCGGCAACGTCCGCTACAAGGCCCGTGAGCGTTACAGCTTCGGCTGGTCTGACCCACGCGGTATCTACGGTTCTCCCGGCGCTGCATAAGCTGACGGAAAACATGAAAAGGGCCCCTTGTGGGCCCTTTTCTTTTGGTGTATATTGGCCTCATTCCGGGGTTATCCGGTGTATCAGACAGTCCCGGCTGACGACATGCAGACTGATACGCCTTATCGCATGTGAGGAATCATCATGGCACGCACTACCTTCTCCGGCCCAGTCAAATCCGACAATGGTTTTGAGGGCGACATCACGGGCAACATCACGGGCAACATCGCGGGTTCAGGCAGCATCACGCACGCCACAACCGCTGCAATTAACGCCACCGCCACCGCCACTGCTGCTCAAGTAGCTACTGGCTACATCACTTCCACTTCGGCTGCTGCCACCACTATCACCTTGCCTACTGGCACGCTGCTGGGCGCAGCTCTGGGTGCGGCCAGAGGCACTGTGTTTGATCTGTATGTTGACAACACCGCTGGTGCAAACACCGTGACTATCGCTGTTGCCACAAACGGCATCTTGTCTGGCGCAGCTGCTGACACCCCCGGCTCCTTTGGTGACCTGACTGTCCCCAACGGCGCAACTGGCCTGGCACGATTTACCATCATGTTCTCCAGCGCCACAGCATACGTGTTCACCCGCACTGCTTAATTGATCTCAGGGGCTTTGGCCCCTGCTTAAAAGGAGATTGATTATGTTTCAGTTTGACGTACGATCGAAGACGATGACCACGACCGGTGCTACAGGCATCGGCCAGCCTCGTGCTCGTATCAAATCCATTTATTACGTGGCAGGCACTGCAGGCTCTATCTCTTTCAAGGATGGCGCAAGCGACGGCGAGGAGAAAATCCTCTTGGCCACTCCCGCCAGCACTGCAGGCAATGGCTCCACGTATGTCCTGATCCCAGGCGACGGCGTGGTGTTCAGAGGCGACCCCTATCTCACCATCACTGGTCCCACTTCGGTGACCTTCTTCTACGGCTAAGGAGTCCATCATGGGACGTGCAGCAAAAATGGCAGATGATCAGTACCAGGGCGAAGTTCAGCCCGGTGCTCAAAAGCAGGACATGTCCAAGGGCGGTCCTAAGCAGACCCCTCGCAAGGACTACCAGAAGCCTTACGCTTCTCCGTCCCCACGCGGCGTGGGCCAGGCCCGCAACAAGCCCTGCAAGATGTACTGATCATGGCTAAGACTCCCGCTTGGCAGCGCAAGGAGGGCAAGAACCCCAAAGGCGGCTTGAACGCCAAGGGGCGGGCCTCCGCAAAGGCTCAGGGCATGAACCTGAAGCCCCCTGCGCCATCCCCTAAGACCACGGAAGCAAAAGGACGCAAGGCGTCCTTTTGTGCAAGGATGGAAGGGATGAAGTCGAAGTTGACAAGCGAGAAGACCGCCCGTGATCCGGACAGCCGTATTAACAAAAGTCTCCGAGCCTGGAAGTGTTAAGGACCGAAGATGGAAATGATGATTTGGAACGTGGTTCTCACGGCGATCGTGGCTTTGCTGGGATTTGTTGTGAAAGAGAAATTTGCGGAACTGTCTCGGATCAGTATCTTGCTCAACAAGACGCGGGAAGAAGTCGCACGCGATCACCTGACCCGGGCGGAATTCCGGGCTGATATGCAGCAATTGATGGAACGGTTTGACCGGATTGAGCGTAAGATTGACGCCATAAGGGGTGACCATGCCAGCGGTAAGTAAGAAGCAAAAACGCTTGATGGATGCAGCGGCGCACAACCCTGCATTTGCCAAGAAAGTCGGGATCCCTGTCTCCGTTGCCAAGGAGTTCAGCGAGGCGAGCAAAGGCAAAAAATTTAGGAAAGGCGGTGACGTCATGAAATCAAGTAAAACCATGGGCAACGTGCCTATGTCTGGTGTTCCAAAGAAGGGCCAAATTGGCGCTTCGGGCCCCGATATGGCAGGTCCACAGGGCAAGACCCTGAGCCAACCGGTCAAGAAGTCTGTCACTGGCGACAGCGTGCAGGTAAGAGGCGTGGGCGCAGCTCGCGCACGTACAGCAAAGATCTACTAAGCCATGACCACTTCTGGCGTCTCCTCCTACAACCTGGACTTCGATGAGATCATCATGGAAGCGTATGAGCGTTGCGGCCTCCAGGTTCGGGATGGCTACGACGCCAGGACGGCGCGCCGATCGCTCAACTTGATGTTTGCAGAGTGGGCCAACCGCGGCCTGAATCTGTGGACGATTGAGCAGCGCGAGGTGGTTCTGACCGCCAACGTGCACGAGTATTCGTTGCCTGCAGACACTGTGGATGCCTTGTCAGCGGTGATCCGTACCAATGCTGGTACGTCAAATCAGCAGGACATTACGATTGACCGTATTGGCAGCGCCGAATACTTGCACGTTCCCAACAAATACACCCCGTCGCGGCCTGCCCAGTACTTTGTTCAGCGCACGGTCCCGGCCAAGCTGTTCTTGTATCCGGCCCCTGATGCCACGCAGCAGTACATCTTCCGGTACTACGCTATTCGTCGTATTCAGGAGACTGGGGCATTCACGAACACCGCGGACATCTCGTTTCGATTCTTGCCTTGCCTGATTGCAGGCCTTGCCTACTATTTGGCGGTCAAAAAGGCCCCGGATCGCATCCAGATCCTCAAGCAGTTCTACGAGGAAGAGTTTGCGCGCGCAGCGGCAGAAGACCGTGAGCGGTCCAGCTACTTCGCCGTGCCCACCTACACGGGGAATTACTGATGGCTGGCTACGCCGCAGGCAAGTATGCAATTGCGCTGTGTGACCAGTGTGGGCAGCGCTTTAAGCTCAACGCGCTGAAGAAAGAGTGGACAGGTTTTAAGGTCTGCGACGAATGCTACGAGCCTAAACACCCGCAGTTGGAGCCCAAGCGGAACATCAATGAGCCGCAGGCGCTGCTTGAGCCCCGTCCTGAAGCACGCATGGGCGTCACGGTGTATGTAGGCTTCACAGTGGACACTTCTTTTGCTAGTATTGGTATGCAGCCGATGCCGCCTGCAAAGCCCTTGGCTGCTGGAGCCATGCTTGGAACGGTCACGACGAGCATCACATGAACTACACGCAGCTCAAAGCGGCGATCATCGCTTACACGGAAAACCAAGACGCTTCGTTTGAGGCGGAAATTCCCGTGTTTGTAAAGCAGGCCGAGCAGCGGATCTACAACACGGTCCAGATTGCCAACCTGCGCAAAAACATGACCGGGGCGCTTACCGCAGGCAATAAATACCTGGCCTGCCCTGATGATTTTCTTTCGACCTATTCGTTGGCCATCTACCCTCAGGCAAGCACCACGGCTACGGGCAGCTCGGGCCAATTCACGATCACAGTGGCCAGCGCCGCAGGGCTCGTGGTAGGAATGTATGCGACGGGGACAGGAATTGCCACTGGCGCAGTTGTGACATTGATCGTAGGCACCACTGTTACTTTGTCATTGGCCAACACCGGCGCGGTATCAGGCTTTGTAGGATTCCAAGGGGACTACACGTACTTGTTGAATCGTGACGTCAACTACATCCGCGAGGTCTATCCAAACCCTGGATATCAAGCGCCGCCAAAGTACTATGCTATTTTTGGCCCAAGCACAAACGACGTAAATGAGCTCACCTTTATTGTTGGTCCAACCCCTGATTTGGACTATAAGGCAGAGCTTCATTTCTATTACTACCCAACTTCCATTGTTGAGGCAGGCACGTCATGGCTTGGGGATAATTTCGACAGCACTCTTCTGTATGGGTCACTCATCGAGGCGTACACCTACATGAAGGGCGAGCAGGACTTGATGGGACTTTACGAAATGAAGTTCAAAGAGGCGCTCGCACTGTTGAAGAACCTGGGTGATGGCAAGCAACGTGGCGATGCCTACCAGGACGGCCAAGTCAAACTGCCTGTGAGGTAACCCATGATCACAGCCGGACTGACCAACAGTTTCAAAGAAGATCTCCTGCTGGGGATACACGACTTCGACACCGATGTGATGAAGATCGCCTTGTACACAGCGGATGCGGTGCTTGGACCAGAGACGCTGGCGTATACCAGCCTCGGAGAGGTCTCGGGCGTTGGCTACACCGCCACAGGCCTGGTGCTTACTGGCGTGACCGTGACTCGCACCAATAACGTCTCCTTTGTCTCTTTTTCCAATAATCCGACGTGGACTGCCGCGACCTTCACCACACGTGGGGCGCTCATCTACAACTCGTCCAAGAGCAACAAGTCGGTGGGCGTGCTGAATTTCGGGCTGGATCAGACAATGCTGAGCCAGCAATTCCAGATACAGTTTCCGCCAGCTAACGCGGATACTGCTCTCATTCGGCTCAGTTGATCGAGGGGACCCCAAATGCCCATCGTCCAAACTGCCACCACCAACTTTAAAGTCGAGCTGCCGCAGGGCGTGCACAACTTTGGCCCTATTTCGCCGGACACGTTCAAGATCGCCTTGTATACGTCCGCGGCCAACATCGGCCCAGCCACTTCGGTATACACCACATCCGGCGAGGTCGTAGGTACTGGGTATGTTGCTGGAGGCAATACGCTGACGATCAGCGTCACTCCAACCTCGGGTAGCAACCTCAGTGGGGTTCCCACTTCGTACTGGTCGTTTAATAATACGTCCTGGACAGGGGCGACATTCACTGCACGCGGCGCGTTGATCTACAACTCGACCGAGGGCAACAAGTCGGTGGCCGTGCTGGACTTTGGGTCTGACAAGACCGTGAACAACGACACCTTCCAAGTCATTTTTCCGACACCAGATGCCAACAGCGCCATCGTGCGTATTTCGTAAGGACTTATCATGAGCACAGAACAAAGCAAAGCCCAAGACGTCGTGACAGCTTCGTCGATCATGCGCCCCACCGGAGCCGATGGCGCTCGTGCTGGCGGCGTTTACACCGTAACTTGCGTAGGCGCAGACGGCGTGGAGAAGTGGTC